CGGCTCTTCTCAAAACTCCTCATCCCAGCGATACCCAACATACCGCTCAAAATAACCCATAGAGCGTCGGTATCTAACATGGGAGGTGGCTTTACCTCCTGCGGGACAATCTGTTCTGCCTGCATCCAAGTCCACGCCCATACCAGTAGCGGGTAAGCAAGGAACTGATAGAACATCGCACCCGCCCCTACCCAACCGATAGCGGGTCGCCAGCCAGCAACAAACATATTCTGGTTAGCGGCTTCGACCTTGTTAACTTCCATCTGACCAAGGTCTATCGCCTGGTCAATACGCTTGGCCTCAAGCTCAAGTTCCATGCGTTCCTTATCGGATGTGTGCAGGTCTCCGATAACTTTTCCGACGCTATCAACGATGGAAGAGATTCCGAGCAGGTTCATAGCTTGAGCGTCCTGTTAATCCAACCCAACATGAACTTAATCTGGCTTCTGTCTCGCGTCACAATGTCACGATACCTAGCAATCTTTGCTAGCGCGTAATAGGCCACAAATAGCTCTGGATTGGCTTGGTTGAGTGCTGATATGGTCTTAGGGCCAATAACGCCGTCTGGGGCCGTTTTAACGCATATCTGGGCAAGTTTGATGGACACAGGAACGCCAGCATTAACAGCAAAGTTAAAGATGGACGAGGCTATAACGTCATGCGTTAAATCGTCGCCTTTGATCTTGTCCCAAAAATTCACTTTGTAGAAGTCTCGGACTAACTGTGTCGGAGGTGTTTCCTGGTAGTCGATATGCTGCCAGCCTTCCCACTTTGGGTGCATTTTGCGAGCAATACCCGCATAGGTCTGACCGCCACGATCTCCTTGGACTTCATGAAGAACGTAACCTCCCTCGTCCTCCATCATCTTGTCAAACGCTTGTTCAAAGTTAGCCAACGGCTTGACCTCTAAAGTATGCAGTCCCCTCAATAACCTCGACGAGCTCCGGAGGTAAGAGTAGACCATCTCTGAAACACAAGACGGCAAAGCCTGAGCACCAAGGAACAGGATTGTCCTCGATGTAAGAGAACTGACCGCCATCAGGATCGGCTAACATCCCCGTAGACACACCGTATCTACGTCCTCGGTAGTCACCCCATCCTTTGACCTCCAAGAGGTGGGTATGCCCTGAGACCGTAGAGATGCCTGCTTTTAGGGTGTTGTTGTAGCCTGAGTGGATTCCCGAATGTTGAAGTCTATGCTTAATCATGCAAATGTCATTAACCATGACTGACCAACTGACAGACCACTCCGGCAGATGATCCTTTAGAGTCGTGCCTTGGATGCCCTTGAACTCAGGAACAGATCCAGCTAATTTTTTATCAAAACGTATGTCGTGGTTGCCTGTGGTTCTATGCAAGAAAGTGCCTAGACCTTTACAAGCCTTGACGATCTGATCCATGTGCCACTGAACCGCTTCGAGTTCATCTCGTAGACTTGTGACTGGCTCCCAATCCATAGGGCCGTACTTGGAGATAGTTCCCCCGTCGAGAATATCTCCGTTTGCGATAATCGCTTTGGGTTTTAGGGTCTTGATGAGTTTTAAGAGGGCATTGAACCCCGCTGAGGGTTCACCAGGCATGAAGTGAGCGTCAGAAAATACGATCACATAACCTTCGGCCTCTAGCGTTGCTCGCCTACGATTCTCTGGTAAGGTAAAACGAGCGTCTTTTGTGGGTAGAAGGATGTTGTATTTCTTCTCGATTGCCCTTCGTCGCTCGTACACATTGCGAAGCGTAAGACCGATACGGTCTGAAATCTTCGTTGGGCTTCCTAGTTCTTTCCAGACTGCGATGAAATCTTCATCTTCTGACTTTTTTCTCACGCCAAGCTCCGCGCTCTATGCTCTGGATCATCTTTCGCGGAATCACCAAAGACTGAGCAATTGCGTCGTCAGTCAATGACTGACAAATTTTCACGCCCTGCTTGTTTTCTGCAATCAAGAACCCTACAGAAACAACAAGCGGAACCTGAAATTCCCTGGCTTTCTCTGGGCTATCACCCCATCCCAGAGTGTCGTGGCAGGCATCTTCCCAAACTACTTTAACTATCGGAAGATTGTGCTTCATTCTTCTTATCTTTTATGGCATGGAACCATTTCCAGACAAGCCAGCCGGACTGTAACACAATGTAGAGCAAGGTAGCAACTGCTACCCATTCATTCAAAGTCAGACCACCTACTGTTACCGCCGTTGTGATAACGACAGGAGGAGCAGCCTTAGCTGCTTCTACGATTACGTCTGACTTTTGTTCAGGAGTCATGATTAGAATGGGCTAGAAGTTGAGACAAGAACCCCTGAGTTGGTAAGCGTCCAAGGCCCGCCACCGTTAGCAACACTATTATCTTTGATCGTAGAAGATTGGCAAGTAAGCATCTTGGTTGTAGCTACTGGAGCTAGTGGGCTTGTCGGTACAGTCGCGGAACTAAACCCTGAACCGGATCCAATGTTAAATCGTAAGTTGCTGATCTTGCCATCAAGGAATCGAGTTGTCTGAACTGTACCGTTACCAACCGATGGCGTAACAACAGACCCGCTTGTGATGGTTCCTGAGATCGTTGCAGACCCGCCTGAAGAAGAGCCAACAAACACCCTAACAACACCTGACGAATTACGAGTCGCAGCTATGTACGTCCAGGTTGAAAGCGATACAGCGATAGACGAAGTGACTAACGTTGAACTGCTCGTTGTTGGATAGTTGTTTCTTACAAATACAGGCTGGCGAGATGAGTTGATGTAAAACTGAATACGCTGAGGTTGAGAACTCCCAGTTCCGTAGCCGAAATCAAGAATCGTTGCGCTTGTTGCCGGTGTTGAATCTAAGTAAACAAAGCACTCAATACTGAACTCTTGAGTTCCTATGGCAAACGATGATGAGGCAGGATATGTAAAAGACGATGAGCCGTCAAAGTCATACGAATACTCACCATCAACAATACCGCCAGCGACCGACGGTATGGTTCTGCCAGCACCAAATGCAGACAGGATTGGCATTATGCGTACCTTGTCTGGCTTGCAAAGACGGTGAACGAACCGCTTCCAGTCTTGATAAGCGTATAGGTATAGACATCCACGCTATTAGCATTGCCTGCGCTTGGTGCTGTACCACCTGACCACTTAGGCGTAACGCTTGTGCCGTCCACGGTAATTGCTGAGTTGTAGTAGGCCGTACTGCCTTGAGTTACCAAGTGCGTAACTGTCACGCTCTGACCTGTACTCATGATGCTATTTAGCGCTACAGAGCTAGACCCACGGATATTCAACGTCCAATTTGTAGGCCCAGCGTTACTGGTGTAGTACAGGATTGACTGTGTCGATACGTCAAAGTTAACCGTACCCGTAGCCGCTGTTGCTGCAATGGTTACTGTCTCTGCTGCGGCAGACAGTTTTAACTGCATCGTCGTGCCGCTAACGCCAAGTGATAACTGATTAGCAAACGATACATTCTGACTAGCGTCTATGGTTAGAGCGTTAGTTCCATTGGTCTGTAGCGTAAGGATGTTGGTGTTGTCAGCCGTAGAGACTATGCCTATGCCTGACGTGGCGTTGATGGTGTTAGCCATTTTGTGCTACCCAAGAAGTGGTTGCTTCATCCCATGCGTACATCTGACCGTCAGTCGGCATCGCTACCGGAGGTTCCCACTGAGCGTCTGCGTTAAGCGTCCAACTGGCAAAAGGCTGTGGTGGTACAAACGCATCAATGTCTGACCTGTAGGTGTATCCAATCCCTGCGTAATTCTTACGCATGTTGCCGTTGTAGCTTGTCTGCTTCCAAGTGCCGCCAAGAATCTTCTCAAGATGCGCTGCGCCGATATGCTCTTTCTCCACGCCGGAAGCATCAGAGGTGTCTTTGTTATTCACCACGACAACTTGTTGCACCACACCATTTTCATCAATACGGGCAAAGTGAGCCATTACGCCTCCAGCTTTAATCCAGTTAAGTCCATTTCTTCCCCGACAACACCGACTGGGAAGGTGTTAAACGATAGTGAGATTCTTGTGTCATCGCCTTTGACTTCAGGAACCATGTGCGTCAGTGACGATGGAAACAGAATCAGCTTTCCTGCTGTGGCTTCAAACCACCAAGACTCA